CTCGTTCGTAGCCTAACTCTGGTTTATCTTCAATATCCCGAGCAATCTCGCCCATAGTCTTGAGAGACCGGATAATCTTAGGGCTATTCTCGAACGAAGTCGCCAAAGGGTTAAACACAATATCAAAGGGGCTAATACGGTGAACACGAGGCCCACTATAATTAAGACGATCAGCTTGGCTAAAATCTTCTTCATTTGTTGATTCATCTTCGTATCCCACCATAGCGAAACAATTGCCATATAAGATCCAATCGTCAATCAGACGTTGAACTACATTCCTCAAACCGTTCAGACGGTGCTTAGTCTGTAAGTAAGCCTCTACTGTCTTACGAGTCTTCTTGAGGACAGCTGCCCCATCGTTTCCTACAAATTTGAACCAATCCTCATGTGGGATCAGAGCAGACATGTAGTTTGCAGATAGGTTGTCGAAGATCTGTGTAATCTTGGGTACGTGAGTAGAGTGGCTCCAACCGGAGTCATCATCCTCTTCTACACCACCCACAGAGTTATTAGTCGTCTCTCTAGTGGATGTAGCATACACGTACTGCTGTGTTTCTTTCCAACGCTCCTTAGCTTGTTGTCGAGCTGAGTTCCATCCCATCCACATGTTTGAAATTTCTTCAGCTTTTACATCACCACCTTCAAAGAGGGAATCAAAGTCTAAACTGTCTGCACCGCTCATCTGCGTCTCCCACCGAAGCGTCTATTGAATTTAACTGCTATTACATTATCTCTGTCGAACTTAGGTCTAGATGGTTGCACAGCAATTGTTATAGCCGTAGTGAGTGCATCCTTCAAGTCATCATGTGGTGGACGCTCAAGGACGATCTCCTCGATTGCCACAGCTGTCATGCCACCCTTATAGAAGAGGACATCACCATTCTTGACTCTAGGGATCAGGATAGCGTTATGACGCTCCCCTTTCTTACCCTCATTCACTGGTGCTGGTTTTGGCTCGATAAGAAGGTTAGCTCCATTCATTCTGAGCAACCTCTTCATCTCCTGCGCTACCAAGTGTCCACCAGCGTTACTTTCTATTCTAAGCTTCCTGAAGCCCCACTCTTGGTGTAGACCGATCATGTGATCATAGAAGATCGAATAGTCTTGTGTCTTGAACCTATCTAGTTCTAGGACGTATATGAAGCCCTCATAGTCCACTCCGATCACTGCGAGAGCAGTATAGTCGGAATGCTTATTGATTGTCCATGCAACGTCCATCGCTGCAAAGATATTAAGCTTACGTCCTTTAAAGCACCATTTACCGTCGTGAAACTCAAGGTGCTCCTTCTTATAGTAACTTATGTTCTCACGATCCACTGTCTCACTGGAAGGGTCGTTAGGGTTGTTATAATACTGTGCCCAGAACTGTGCGTTCTCTCCTAGTGCGAAATACTGTGCTTGCACCTTAGCGAGTACAACTGGGTTGAATCCGTAGAACTCGTTGTCCCAAGGGTTCATAGTACGGGGCCACAAGTAAGTACCTGTCATATCCCCGTTATCTTCTGATTGGTATTCTTTGATATCCCAGAGCTTCTCTTCTCCCTCAAAACCACCTTCACCTTCTCCAAAGAGGTCTTCGACCCAGATTTGGACTATTCCTTCTGCGAAGTCGTGGTAGATGTCGATTGGGTGGTATCGAGTGCCAACTGCCTTCGTCTGAGCGCCCGGATTCTTGATAGACGCATATTGCGAGACCGATGCTTTAACTTCCTTTCTGCCCGTTTCCGTGTAAGCATTGTTAGGAACAACCACATCGTCAAACACCAAATGAGAGCAATGAAGGCCAGTTGCATTAGACTTTACCGTCTTAACGATTATTGAGAGATCTCGAATACCCATCTCTTTACGCTTAGGGTGATCTACGTTGAAACCCCAAGCAGTCCATTTAGCACGTTCTGATTCTTTCTTGTTACACATGAGAGGCCATATTGTTCTATAGCGGTCACATGTGATCATTTCTTTTATTGCATAAATCTGTATAGCGGCGAGATCTTCACCAGCAGAGAGGTAAACGATGCTAGAAGCTGGGTTTCTAGTAAGCTGCCATACGCACCATACGGCAATGCAGTGTGACTTAAGGTGTGCTCTCGGCATAAGTAACAGCTGATGATCACAGGCATCGTCTTTTGACAACCACCGGAATACTTCTTCATGTATTTCACCATAGCAGTAATGTGGGTTGATATAACGGGCAAAGGCCCATAAATCTAGCTCTAGCCGTTCTTGGAGCTTTTCTTTTCCAGTCCTTCGAGTATTGTCAGGCATCTTGTTTGATCCACCTTTAAGTCAACGATATGTTCGGATATCACTTTGACGTCCTGCTTTAACTCGTTGAAGTCGTCCTTATCTGCTTTATTCTCCAACCTAGTCTCAAAATTATTCTGTCTCATGTGTAACCATCCTACTAAAACCAAAACCAGTATGACGACTACTTCCACTGCGCCCCATTCCATCATAACTCACCTCTTTTTGCCCAAATCTTTGAGTACCTGAGAAAAGTCCAGCACATCTGCGCTCTCCTTCTTCGCAGGGCTGAACTTCTTTACTTGAGCCTTCTGTTTAGCGGCGGCAGCTGCATATTGGTGTAATGCTTTGGCTGCTGTGACGTTACCCATCTCTGCTTCCTGTATCAAGCTCCTTTTAGCGGATGTCTCGTCCCTAGCTGCCATGTCTCGACGCCAGCTCTCTAAACCCCTGTGTCCTACTGGTGAGTAGCCTTCCATGAACCATTTGGCTTTACATATCTTCTCCCAGTGCGACATATTGCCTACGAGCTTCATAGCTGCGTCTGCTTCATCCACACTGGTCATATAGATGATGTAAGCTGATGGATAACCCTCTCGCTCGTACTCTCTGAGCGTATAGAAGGTTTCATTCAAGCTTGTATCTGGTTTGTGGTCAATGAACATACTCTTGGTTCGCCAATGACCCCTGACATCTCTCAGATCTGTCTTATCAGAGGTTATGTCCATGAACCCTTTGAAGTTCGTATAAAAAGCAAGATTGTTTGACATCATTATATCCCAAAGAAGGTGTAGCCTCTTTCATCAGAAGGCACAGCTGTGTTAGGGCCAATGGCTACTGTTAGAGCTGCCGTACCTGCAACAGAATTTGTGAAGTTACCAATTGGTGTAGCGCCTGCTGTTACTTGAGTGAAGTGGTATAGACCGTAACCTACTTGATTAAAATCTAACTCTACATCACTGGTAGCTCCACCAGCATCTTCAGTAGCAGGTACACTATTCACTCGCCTAGAGTATACAGTAGCCATAGCTAACACAAGGCAGTTATCTAGTGTAGTAGTCACTGATACTGAGGGTGTGTTTGTCTCGTTTCCAGAGTCACTCCCTGAAACATTAATTGGGTTTTCAAGCCCGTGTCCTGTTATCCGATATACCACACCCCATGACTCTTCCGAGTTCTGAGTAAGAGTGTAGCTAGTTGGTTCAGAGTCTCCTAACCAAGAATAGGCAGTAGATCTTACCTGAGTGGCGTGAGAGTCAGTGACTATCTCAGTCCAGTGAGCTGGTATAGACCCCCAACCAGTATCTCCATGAAGACCTCCTATAAAGATGTATAAGTCAGCATCAGGACGAGTGGAAGGCATAGTGACTACTAAGGTAGTGCTGTCAGCAGTGTTTCTAGAGAAAGTATCGCTTTCTATTACTAATGCCATATTAGAACCCTTGGTTTAGAGCTTGTAGGTCAAATTTGTCATCATCCTTGTAATAACGAAATAACATATAGTCCAGAGCATTAGCTGTAGAAGTAAGTATGAATAGAGGTAGATCTGCACTGAAACGTACCCTAGAATCCCAAGTCACTGTCCTACTGCCTGTAGCATCCTGCTTGATAGCCAACATAATAGCTTGACCATCTGAAGGTGTGCCTGTGAAGTCTATCTGTGCATTACCTGTCAGAGTTACTTTAGCTAGGGTAGTAGTATCTACATCTACTTTGATAGAAGAAGAGTATGTCAGCTCATCTATCACTGGTGCAATAACTAAGCTATTGATCTGTGAGAGAAGGATAGGATCTGTAGGAAATGCTGCACTAGGTAAGTTCAAGATCCTCTTACTGCCCATATCTAGGTCGATCAACATAGAGTTGGGGGCTAAAACCTCTGTCCTGTTGAGAAGATCATCTATAGCAGCTTTAAGCTCTGTGAAGTTCTTATTGATTAAGACTTCCGCTCCGAAGCCCGCTGTGACATTCGTTGGCGTGTATTTGCTAGCCATCTAATTCCCCTTATGATTTTAGGTAGTGGGCTTGGTATGAATAGGATGATGGTTGCCACCAATGCACCTAAGACCCAAGGGTTTGTGTTGTTGATGATGACTGTTTCAGCCTTCTCGAACTTATTTGCTGCTGTAGAGGTAGTGACAGTTACCCGTGCCTTCCCCTTAGCTGTGATTTTGCCTGTTCCTCTGGCTCCTCCTACAGATAACTCATTTGCTCTATCGCCTATTTGAGCGTCTACGCTGATCCCTTTAGAGGCACCCGGCATGAGAGTAGATAGTGTGGATAGTGCCGAGCAGCTC